CTCGCCAGAGGGTAAACAACAAAATAAGAACGAGCCCGCTAAGGATTGCTCCGATTAATCCTGCTACATCACACATAGTTAGTCTTCCTTTGAAATATACACGGCGAAACAAACGCCGACAAGAATGGTAAGAGCAATAAATGTCACAGCCACATAAGACGTGTATTCAAGTGCCCAATAAGATTCAACAAAGATAATAACTGCCCAGAGAATAGCAAACATGTCTTCATGATATTTAAACCACCACCTGCGTTCATCGGCTTTCATTTGCTTCATCAACTTTTCAAGGTGCTTATCATGCCATTCCTTAGACATTATTCTTCCTCCGTTGCTTCCTTGCGGTCGAGTTTTTCGAATTCCTTATCACGTCTTTTGATAAAATCCGCATGAATCCAGCCACGGTTAGAATGACCGTGATAACGAAGGAAACGACAGAATTCTTCATGATCTTTCTGCCAGTCCAGGCCGCATTTGTCCCAAAATTCTTTAATGGGTTCCATCATTTCATTTGGATAACCAACAGTTGTAATAAATTCAGAAATCTGTTCTTGTGTCGGCTTCTGATTCTTTTTGACATCAATACCGTTTTTCTTGAGGAATTCTCGCCACTGAAGAGTACGAGCCTTCTTCATCTCGTCATGCAACTGACGATCCTTACGGTGGATTCTTCCGTACATGTGGTCACGTTTGTCTTTCTTGGATTCTCTCATGACCTATAATATAGAAAAAGGGAGACTAAACGTCAACCCTTTTTAATTCTGTGAGCTTCTTCGTAAATTTATCAAGGTCATCGGTAAAGAAGTGATTCTCTCGTGTAGCATAACTTCGTTTATCGATTTCATAAGCCAGCTTATAGACCGGTTTTTCCAACCAGACCGGTTTTCCTGGCTTATCACCTGGTTGGTTAAGATAGAGACTCGCCCAGGCATGCTTTCCAGGAGCGTATTCAACTTCATTCATGAAAATGTTCGGTCCTTTTCCGTCCAGCCCAGAAAATTTACATTTAGGAAAGAACGCACGACAAGTAATCATGAATTTTTCCCGTTCCAAAGTCACGTTAATCATCGTTGTCCTCATCGTCTTCAAAATCAAAATCTTCCGGTTTTGTATAATCCCAGTCTATAAGATAATCGCACCCGTTTTCTTTTGCTCGTTTAAGCTCATCCTTGAACTGATTAATCACAGATACAATATCGTCCAGGTGTTTAACGGCCGCATCAATCGTATTGCGTTCGTCAAGATTCGATAAGGAGCTCTCGCTAGTCGGAAAACCATCTCCAATAATATCCAAATTTTCGTCAATGGAAACTTCACTATCGTTCTTGGTAACGTCTTCAAATTTGTCGAAATCGACGAATACGACATTTCGACGCTGGAAGAAACCATCGCCAAGGTTAATTACACCGTCAGCGGTTTTCAACAGCTTGCTAATCTGATTATCAAGTTGTTTCCTTTGAGCCTTAAGCCTTCCGATTTGCTGTAACGAATCTTTCAGGTCTACGGGAATTTTTGTAACATTGCTAGTTTTCTTCATTTTGTCCTCTACAGTTCAATTTCAACTTCTTTGATTAGTTTTATAAACTCATTCTTACGTTCAGCCTTAAGCCTATCCCATGTTCGATCCAAATCAGATTTTGCGGAATCGAAGTTAAATGCAATTCCTATATCAAAAATTGACTTATCCGGCATAAGGATTAACGGAATATATAATTTCTTTTTAATCGGTTTATTTTCTGTTTGTTCGTTCATAATTAATCGTCCCAGTTATAGCCATCGCGTTCTTTCAAATGGTCATATCCACATTCATGACAACGGTAATTACCGTCATCGTCTTTTTCAATATCCACACCACACCACGGACATGCTTCAGGTTCATAGTATTCATGACCTGGATTTTTCGGTTTCTTACTCGGTGTCTTCGAACGACGGTTCATTTCTTCACGAATGGCTCGTGACCAAAGATTGTTATCGGTAAGATGCTTGTACATCTCGTTTGTATTCATGTCGTAAATATGACCACGAATACGCTGATATTCCTGCTTGTCTTGCTTGGAATATGTTTTGGTCATCCATGGCGCCGGGTCGGTTTTAAGATATTCTTGTTTCTTTTTCTCGAGCTCGTCCATGTCTTTGGAAACCTTTTCCCAGAGCTCTTCATCCCATACGGGTTCTTCATTCTTAGCCATTTTAATTCCTTATTTACGTCTAAACTGGTTAATAATTTCAGTATTCGGCTTATACTTATTAGCATTACCAATAATTGTATTAAATTTAGTAATTATTTCATCTTTATTATCAGTAGAACAATAAGCACGGATAATATCCTTTACGAATTCATCGCTAAACATCGATTCATCTGATAATTGCCAACGTCCGAGATTTTTATAAGTGAGATCAAGGTTTTCATCATGACCACAAATTTCTAATTTCAAATAATTTTTGTCATTAGCACAAAACAAAATATGTAATTCATGAAATTCACTAGAATGTAACCATGAAATATTGGCTGCATTATCCCATTGCCAAGTGCTTTCTGGAAGATATGGTGCTTTTACCCATTCTTTTTGTGGACGAGGGTCATTTTTCATATTTTTCCAACCGGGAATACGTTCTTCACATATTTCATCAACCAAGTTATCGAAATAAATATGAAAATCTCTTTGGTTTGAATAGGCAATATACATTTTAGAACCCTTTTGATGAAATTTGGTCAAGAATTTTCTTTACTTCACGGATAATTTTCTTACTGCCCACTGTATAATGATAGTCCGGATTATTTCCGCAACGTTCCTTGTATTCATTTGTACGCTTGAACATATCATCCCAGTACGATAAATGCGGCATACATCCGCCTTCGATACAGGTACAGTCATAAACAAAAGCCAGCTGGTTTTCGCCTTCCGCTTCATTACAAAAGTAATAACTGATTTTATTCTTATATCTAGGTTCAGTTATCTGCTGTAAAAATTCAAAACCAGACTTTTCTATAAGCGTATCTATTTCTGACTTTACTTCGAAATATTCATCGCTTGGACCTACATTTAAAAAATCCGGATCTACTTTCTTGTATTCTTTAAATTCTTCAAGAATAGCCGGATATACGAGAGTAATCCAGCCGGCAAGTTCTTTGCATTCATCGGCGTTCATTTTCTGCTTCCTTTACAATCTGTTCGATTACGAGTTTTACCTCAAGTGCAATCTCATCCGGTGTCCATTTCTTACATCCTTCTTCGGGCATATAGGGCATCCAGTCGCCGAAATGTGCATAATCCCAGCCGATCCAATATCCCTTCTGGATATTTTCTTCAACCCATTTGCTTGACCAGAAGAAACCGTGGAACGTTGAATCGTATACCAGCTTCTTTAACGGCGCAAAATCCGTAAAATCACTGAACGTTAGCCCGCCATGACAGTCAATCGGAATACGGTAATACGGAACCTTGTAAAACGGATGTTCTTTCGGAATCCTTACATAGGCACAGAAATGCGTACCGTGGACATTTATGACCAGATAATCATAATTCTTATATGTTCCATGTCTTTCGACTGTTGAATCCATAATTATTCCACTCCGTTAGTAAACATACAGATAATGGCTCCGATAGACATGGAAACCAGCGAAGCAACATGGATCGCCTTCTTATCACCACGATAAAAAGCACAGACGTAACCGCCAAAAATGATAGCCGCCGAACCGATAATTTTCAATGCAAGCATATTAACGTTCCTTTTGGTTCAATATATCAAATATAACAAAAAGGTTGACAGACGTCAACCCTTTTTATTACAGCTTCATTTCTGAAAGTTTTATTGGCTTCATGCCGTAATCTCGTTTCCATTTTTCGTCGACATGATTTTCAAGAAAAGTACAACAGTCCATAATCTTCTTGACCTGGTATTCGGTAAACATGAACTTTTCGTTTATGACCTTATTGCACCAGTTCAATAGTCCAGTTCCGAGTTCTTCAGCGGTCGAAGCCCAGTCAGCACACATCTCATACAGGTAAATATCCGTCATTTTAGTACAGTCGATACCTTTGGATGCGTAAGTCCCTTCTCCCCAGTATTCGCAATGATGAGGATTAGACTTGATATGCTCCATGACTACATCGTGAATTTGATGCATTTCTTCAACAGTTAAATTCTCCTTGTAACGCAAGGCCTGCCTGAGCATATTCTTTTCTTCCAGTTTGTCCTTGTCGTGATTGATTATACCTTCAAGGTTGATTTCCTGTACTGGAATCTTACCATTATTAATCAAAAGTCCATAAAAATACTGGACTCTCTTTATGTGGTCTTGAACTCTCTGTTTATACTTATCTAGCATGGTTATGCTATAAATATAGTAATAAAGAACAAAAACGTAAATATGTAAGTGAAAAATATGAATTTAAATGAATGGACATTAAATCAAGCAGCAGGTTTATTAAACGAAGAATTTGAACCTCTTGGTTCTAAAGAAAATTATACTAATAAAGAAATTAAGAAAAGAATAAAACAGCAACAGATGCTTCATGAAGACGTTGATTCTGATAATTCTTTTGATGATATTTTTAAAACTCTTTCTGAAACTCGCGATTTATGGTTAAAGGAATTACAGGAAACATTACCATCTAACTATCATGCTACTGCATATACTGGTTCTTGTGCATGTGGATTGTCCAAAAAGATTCCTGGAATTAATATTACACATGATGTTGAAAGAGAACCTGGTAAATATATATTGGTAAATAGCGAGAATCCTAGAAAAATTGAATTCGAAGGTGTCGGACCATGCACTATGAATGGTTGGGAAAAAAACGTTGCAATTCACTATCTTGGTGTCAGACGTATGGCTACAAGATTCACTCTTCCTGGAATGTATAACTATAAGAAAACCGTCGCTAATATTGTTAAGGATATGATTGGATAAAATATGAATGATATTAAA